GGGGCGCGGAACAAAAATGGTCGTAGGCGGCGACCAGGTGACGATTCGGGCCGAGGACGGAGCCTCCTTTTTTGCAATGCTCTCCGCTCTCGTCCCAAGCACACATCTCTACCCTACCTAGGGTGAGATTTGGAGTCAAGCCTGTTGCCGCCTCCATTAAGAGGCGGAGATGCCGGAAACAGCACTAGCAAGGGATTGGCTAGAAGAGTTCGGGGACGTTTTCTGTAACCGGGACGGGAAGGCGCAAGCGCGAGAGCACAAACAGGACGTGCCTCGGTCTGTCTCCCTGGAAGAGCTCCCCTATTTCCCTTTTGTAACATTCAACAGAGATGCCTACCAGGTTCTCGGGGTCGATGTGGACTACATCGGACCGAGTGACCAGGTTCCTATCATCCCCCCTTTTGCCGATATTGACTTTTACGAGCAATACGGCATTCCCTGGCCGAATCTGACAGTACAGACCACGAATGCGCCCAATTTCCAGGCGTTTTGGTTCCTGAAAGAGCCCTTGCCTCTATATCCTAGTCCTGATTCGGGCAAGTTCTTTCGTGATGTTCACTTGCGAATCATCTACGCCCTGGCCGGGGACCCAAGCTGCAACGTCCGGGGAAACTACCGAAACGCTACCTTCCTGGATGCACAAGCGCGGTGCTTTTCCAGGGAGAGGCGGACCTTATCAGAGCTCAATCCGCAGCATATTTCTATACCGGGTTCCAGGTTCCATGCCCTCAAGCAGCAATACTACGAGGGGAACAGGAATAATTGCACATTCCATGAGCTCCTACGACGCTACAAGGAGCTCAGCGGGAAGGTGAATGCCGAGGACCTTCTAGCCTACGCCAAGCGATGCCAAGACGTATGGGATGACAAGCCGCTCGACGACAAGGAAAACCTGGAGATTGCCCAAAGCGTGGTCCGCAACGGGTGGAAATATGAGCCCTTCGCTGTACGGAACTATGGGGCCATGAACCTGGACCCTGCTCCCTGGCATAAGATGTCCCCTGAGGAATGCGAGGCCGAGGTGAGGAGGCGGAAGGGATTAGGGGCCTACTACGCAAGCGAGAAGCGGAAGCAGCATACCAGGGACAGGCTACTGGTTGCCGTGGACAAGCTGCGGCAGGAAGGCCGGAAGGTCACTCAAAGGGCCGTTGCCGAGAGGTCCGGGTGCTCTACCAAGACCGTTAATGCCCATTGGTCCTCTCTGTTGTAATTCGGTTACAGGGTACTGTTCTTGTCTCTGGGAGCCGATAGGCGACCGTATCCCCTCTGCCCCTCTTCTATCTTATCTGGATGGAATCCGATAGGGGGCTGCGGGACCCGAGGCGCCCGCCGCTTGAGGGTTCGACAGGGTGTGCAAAGAGTCTGAAAAGGCCAAATCAGGCACGAGCGCATCCTAACTGATAAAGCCCATCTCGGGTGTTATGTTAATCTATAAGCTGAGACGAAAAAAACGACGTGGAAGCGCAGCAAACGGGGAGTGAATGCCCTTTCCAGGGTTGTCCCCGGATGCTGTCTCGTAAATGAGGAGGTCCTCATGGAAAAGGAAAACAAGTGCATAGGGTGTGGCCGGCGCATTGACCGGCGCAAAGGGTATTGCCTTTCCTGCGAGAAGCGCCTGGTGAGTTTGGAGAAGCGAATAGCCAAGGCTAGGCAGGCACGGCGCAGCACTCAACCTGGTCGATAAAATTTTTTGGCCGATATGTTTACGTGTGTTGCTGTGTTGTTGACATTTGTTTACATTGTGTTACACTTTAACTGTATTTGGAACGCAACAGGGGTAGTGTATGCCAACTTCCGGTCTAAACACTAGACTCTTTGAAAAGACCAATCCCACCAATCCCGTTTCTATTCTCGATATTAAATCCCATCTTCGCATTGACTACTTTGATGAGGATAGTGTGCTGCAGTCTTATTTAACCGCCGCGAGGGAACAAGCGGAGATGCTCACCGGTAGGGCATTCGGTGAGAGACAGTATGAGCTCGTTGTGTATCGAGCTGGTTTGGAGATTGAGCTCCCTTATCCTCCACTGGTGAACGTGGACAGTGTAGAGGTTGGCGGTTCGACTGCCAGTTATACGTTGAGGGACGTGGAGCCTGCGGTTGTGGTGCTGGACGAGGACCCTGGAGACGAGCCGGTGACTGTGACCTATACAGCGGGGTCTCCTGTTTCCGGTAGGGCGAAGCAGGCAATAAGAGTGCTCGTTGCTCATTGGGAGACCTATCGGACCCCGGTAGTGCAGGGGAAGGTGCAGGAGGTTCCCCATACATTTGAGCGCCTACTAAGGACGTTGCGCGTATGGTAGAGGAGCACGTCAATCCCGGACGTTTAACCGAGCGCTTGTTGTTCCGATATAGCGAAACGGAATACGATCCCGATTCAGGGCAAACGGTAACAACCTGGTACACAAAGGCTACTGTGTGGGGCTCGGTGCGCATGATGTCTGGGGACGAGAAAGCCTATTACGGGCTCCAGGATATTCCGTATCGTGATTACGAGTTCATTATCAGGGCAAGGGATGACCTCAAGACCAGCGATACACTTGTTTGGCGAGGAAAGGCGCATAACGTTGTGGCTATTTGGAAGGAAAGCGAGCGGTCTCGATACATGAAAGTCGAAGCCGCTTTCGGGTCGGGAGACAGCGATGCCGTCCCCTAAAGCATACAAGCGCAAGCGATGGGAGCGGCTGCGGGAGCGTAAACTGACCGAGGACCCGTTCTGTCAGTGCCCGCAATGCCAGGCCGAGGGCCGGTGGAGATTGGCCGATGAGGTGGACCATGTGGTCCCCGTGGAGCGTGGTGGAGGGATGTTCGACTGGAACAATCTGCGCTCGATGTCGAAACAATGCCATTCCCGGAAGACGCTGCGCGAGGATGTTTTAAAACAGCCTGCCAGGATACGAGGAGCTGACCCGGAGACCGGACGACCGCTCGACCCGCGCCACTACTGGAACGAGCAGACGTAACTCTCTGTTCTGTCTGAAAATCACTAGCAACTGGCCGTGGGGGGTCGCGGGGGGTAGGCAAGAACATACTTAACCAATCATGGGACTACGAGGAATCAACTCAAAGCCGCTTAAACAGCGCCAGACCGAGGACAGCCTAGCGCCTCCAGCGAAGGACTGGCAGGCCAAGGGACTGAGCCGGGCGGAGCGTGTCATCCGCTTCGTGGAGAGTCTGCCGGTCACGTCTGGCAAGTTCGCGGGGACGCCCTTCAAGCTGCGACCCTGGCAGGAAAAGGAGCTCCGCAAGATATACGCAACGAACCGGGGCAAGCGGAAGGTCCGCACGGCGGTCCTGTCCATGGCCCGGAAGAATGGCAAGACCGCCCTTGCTGCGGGGCTCTGTCTGGCTCACTTGTGCGGACCCGAGGCTGAGGAGCGGGGCCAATGCTATTCCGCAGCGGCGGATCGTGACCAGGCCGGTCTCATATTTATGGAGATGGAAGCCATCATCAACCGAGTTGAGTGGCTGGACGAGCGCCTGAACGTCAAGCGGTTTACCAAGGAAGTGGAGGACCTGGAGACCGGGAGCTATTACAAGGCCCTGTCCAGTGACGCCAAGACCAAGTACGGATACAGCGCCTCGTTCATCATCGCGGACGAGGTGGCGCAGTGGCCGACCCGTCAGTTGTGGGACGCCCTGACCACTTCGACCGGAGCCCGCGAGGAACCGTTGACCATCGCAATCTCTACGCAAGCCGCGACCGATATTCACCTGTTTAGCGAGCTCCTGGACTACGGTTTGTCTGTCCAGCGGGGCGAGGTGGACGACCCCACTTTCTACGCCAGCCTGTATGCAGCTCCCGAAGGCTGCGCTCTCGACGACCATGCGGCATGGTATGAAGCCAATCCCGCCTTGGGCGACTTCCGAAGCTACGACGAGCTCAATACAGCGGTGCAGCAGGCCAAACGCCTGCCTACCAGGGAGCCGTCTGTCCGCAATCTCTACCTGAACCAGCGCGTTGCCGCCGATGAGCGATTCATTCCGCCAAGTGAATGGGACGCATGCCGGGGCGAGATTGACCTGGAGGCATTGCAGGGCCGTCCGTGTTTCGGAGGGCTGGACCTGGGGAGCACTCGGGACCTGACCTCGTTCTCCCTGTTCTTCCCGTGGGACGATGGTGTGCTTTTGTCATGGTCCTGGTGTCCCAAGGATAACATCGTGGAACGCGAGGACGTGGACCGTGTTCCCTATCGAGTTTGGGCGGACAAGGGATACATTGAGCCGACCCCTGGACGTGGAACGGACAAGCGATTCGTTGCCCTGCGTATGGCTCAGATTGCGGAATACTTCGACGTGCTCAAGATTGGATTTGACCGGTGGTCGATGAACGAGCTCCAGCGCATCATGGCCGAGGAGGATGTGGAGCTCCCGCTGGAACCATTCGGGCAAGGATTCAAGGACCAGGGTCCGGCTGTCCGCACCTTCGAGGAGTTCATTCTAAACAGGAAGCTAAAGCACAATGGAAATCCTCTTCTTACCTGGGCTCTGTCTAACGTTGTTCCGAACCGGGACCCTGCGGGGAACGTCAAGCTCGACAAGGACAGGGCCAGGGAGCGAATTGACCCTATCGCGGCAAGCGTTATGGCTGTCGGAATTGCGGCGAAGGAGCCGGAAAAGAAACAATATGACTTCGACAAGGACCTAGCTATAACGTTTTAGGCATATACATCGAAAACAATAAACCAAGTTTGTGGAGGTAAGCATCATGGCAAATGTTCGTGATTTGAAGGAAAGGCGGGCGAAGGCCATTGAGGAAATGCGCCAGCTCGCGGACAATCCCCGTGGAAGCAACGGCGACCTCGATGCCGAGCAGGCGAAGCGGTTCGACGAGCTGCGGGCGGAGAGCGAGAACCTGGAAAAGCAGATTGAGCGCCAAGCCGCCCTGGACGAGGCGGAACGGCGCATGAACGGCGAGCCCATGAACCAATCCGAGGACAGGAAATGGGAGCAGGCCCGCCGGGAGTATCGTTTGACCACTGCCCTGGCCGGGGCCGCTGGCCTGAACGTGGACGATGGCCGGGAGCGGGAAATCCAGCAGGAGATGGCCCGGCGCAGCGGTCGCAGTTTCCAGGGAATCGCCGTCCCCACTGAAGTATTCCAGGAGCCCGCCGAGCAACGTGCCCTGACCTCCAGCGGAGACGGCAGCGACCTTATTGCCACGGATCACATGCAGAATCAATTCATCGACCGCCTGCGGGAGAATGTCGTGGTGCGGTCCCTCGGGGCTCGGGTGCTGCGTGACCTGACCGGCAACGTGGACATTCCGAAGCTGTCCGCAAGCTCCTCGGTGGGATGGGTGGCCGAGAACACTGCCCTGAGTGAATCTGACCACGCCTTTGCCTCGGTGGGGATGTCCCCGAAACATGCCGGGGCCATCACTGAGCTGTCCCGGAATATGCTCCAGCAATCCAGCCCCGACATCGAGCGTTTGGTCCGGAATGACTTTGCGCAGATTCTCGGCTCCGCCCTGGACAGTGTGGCTATCAAGGGCGGCGGGACAGACGAGCCGACCGGTATTCTTTCGCATGGCTCGGTTCCCAGCGTTGACCTGTCCGGTGGTGTGACTTGGGGCGGGATTCAGAGCGTTATCGGAACCGTGGAGGATGCCGACGCCAGCGGTTCCGCCTTCCTGACCAATCCCAAGGTCGGGCGGGTGCTGCGGACCACGAACAAGGTATCCGGCGAGCCTGCGCATGGATTCATCCAGACCGAAAAGGCCAGCCTGGACGGGTATCCGCTGCGCCGGACCACTTTGGTCCCTGTTATTAGCGGTTCCCCTGACAATTCGGACCTCATCTTCGGCAATTTTGCCGACCTGATGATTGGGTTCTGGTCGGAGCTGGACCTTCTCGTGAATCCTTACGAGGCGACCGCTTACAGCAAGGGCAACGTCAAGATTCGGGCCATGATGACTGCGGACGTGGCCCTGAGACATCCTGAATCCTTTGCTTACGGGACGGGAATTGATGTCTCGGGAGTATAGAACGCTGAATGAAATCCACGCCGATGGCCGGAAGCTGACCGGATACGTGGCCCGGTTCAACCGCGAGGCCGACCTGGGCAGTTTCCGGGAGCGCATTGCGCCGGGAGCCTTCCGGGGCTCCCTCGGCGCGGACGTGCTGGCCCTTGTGGACCATTCTCCCGAGAAGCTCCTGGGCCGGACCAGTACGGGGACCCTTCGCCTCAACGAGGACCGGCAGGGGCTCGCCTTCGAGCTCGATGTTCCCGAGACCACGTTGGGGCGTGACGTGCTGGCGATGGCCGAGCGCGGAGACCTCGGGGGCATGTCCTTCGGATTCAATGCGACGGATGAACAGTGGGACGGGCGAACAAGGGAGCTGCGTGCGGTCAATCTGCTAGAGGTTAGCGTTGTCCACGCGTGGCCCGCTTATGCCGGGACCGAAGTGCAGGCCCGGAACGCGGCTCCATGTCTATATAAGGCCCGTCGCTACCTGGAGACGGTCAAATGGGTATTTTGAGCAAGCTATTCGGAAAACGCGAGAAGCGCGAGGATATATCCTGGGAAGCCGTGGCCCTGGCTCAGGGCGGCGGTGCTTCGACGGCTGCGGAGAACCTGTCAACGGTCCTGGCCTGCGTGAACGCTATAAGCGGCTCCCTGGCTAGCCTTCCGGTGTATGTTCATCGGCTGGAGCAGGCGGGCCGTGTGGTGGACTGGGACCATCCTGTCCAGCGCCTCGTGGACCTTGGCCCGAACCAGTGGCAGAGCTGGCCCGAATTTGTGGAATGGCTGGCCGCGTCTGCCCTTCTCCGGGGCAATGCGTTGGCCGAGGTTGTGACAGATGCCCGTGGTGCTCCGGTGGAGCTCATTCCGCACGAGTGGAGCACGGTGTCTGTACACAAGCTCGGGTCCGGGCGGCTCCAGTATGAGATCGAGGGCAACGGAAACCGCCGCCGCCTTCTCCAGGAGGAGGTCTTGCATCTGCGGGACCGTTCAGACGACGGTATTGTAGGCCGCTCCAGGCTGTCCAGGGCAAGCGAGGTTGTGGAGGCCAACCAGACCTTGCAGCGGTTCTCAAGGCGCATCTATGACAACGGGGTGAGTCCTTCCGGTGTGGTCGAAGCAGACGAGACCGTAGGCCCCGAACAGGTGGAGAAGCTGAGGAGCCGATTCAAGCAGGCTTTTTCCGGGGCGAGTAATGCGGGGTCCGCTCTCATTCTCGACCAGGGATTGAAATGGAAGCAGCTTGGGGTATCCCCGGAGGACGCGGAGCTCTTGTCGAGCAGGCGGTTCTCAGTGGAGGAAATGGCCCGACTGTTTGGGGTCCCGCCGCCCGTCGTTGGTCATCTTGACCAGGCCAACTACAGCAATGTCAGTGTCTTGACCCGGTTCTACGCAAAGCAATGTCTCATGCCCTGGATTAGAAAGCTGGAGGAGTGCTTCAAGAGGTACGTATTCAGCTCCAGCGCGAGGCGGACGCATGAGCTCAAGTTCGACCTGTCCGGTCTCCTGCGAGGGGACCCGGAACAGCGTTGGCAGGCGCATCAAATAGCCGTTCAGAATGGCATATTGACCGCTGACGAGGTTCGCAAGGTCGAAGGGTGGAATCCTCGGGGAAGCTCCTCCAGAAGCACACAGCAAGGCACAGAGCGCCGTTCACTGGACGAATTGACCCCGGCGCAGCGTGACGCCCTGGAGCGCAAGCTGGAAATCCGGTCCAGATATCGTCCCCGGATACGAGATCGGCTGCAGCCTATCATTCAGGAAGATGCCGAGGCTGTGCTGCAAGCCCTGGAGAGCGGCAACCTGGATGGCCTGATGGAACAATTCGACAAGCGGGGCGGCGACAACGGCGACGTTGCGAATGCCCTCGCGGACGATGCCAAGGCAATGGAGGGCGAGGTCCGCCAGGTAGTCCAGGACGAGACCGGCGAGATTGTGGACCATGCGGGTCCCTTCGTGGCTGCGGCTCTTGGGTCCTTGGGGACCGGATATGCGGCGGCGAATAGGGCGCAGGTTCAGGCCCTCAAGGACTATCCCGACCAGCTCAAGAACCGTGCCGAGGAGTGGCTGGAGAAGCGAGTGGATGACCTGGCCGACAAGACCAGTGTCCGCATCGAGGCCGGTGTTTCTCATCGTCTGTATCGGAAGGCCGGTCGCCGGAAAGGGACCATCGTCAATACAGATGCGCCGAACCAGACCGGCTCGTTGGACGAGCCCTTCAGAGAGAGCGGGGACGAGCTGGAGAGCGACCTATACAATCCGCCACTTGAGCCCGGTGACAATCGGGTAATGGTGGCAGATTAGATATTCGCCCGCCACGGAGGCGTCGTATCCGGGGTTCTTTAAGGGTAGCCCATGGTGTGGGGCGGCCGGCGCGTGGCCGGCCATTACATCGCCGCCTGTCCGGGGCGGAAATACCGGATACCTCCCCAGGCCCCTTGGCGCGAAGCCGAGGGGCTTTTTTTTTGACCAATCAGGAGGGCTACATGATGCAACGTCGCTTTCCGTTTTGCCG